AGACTTTTTTGAATTACATCATCTAAGTCTATTTTTTGTATTCTCGGATCTATTTTTACCTTATATGTAAACATATTAATCAAATTTAGAATTTACTAAGCATTTTGTATAATTCCTTAATATTCAAGTGAATTCCTCTTTTCATTTTACATAATAATTCACAGAATTAATAACGATTTTATCTCAAATATTAACTCCCATAAATTCAGTGTAAACTTCAAAGACTTCAAGTGCTCACATTCAATCAAAACTTCACTCTATAAGTCGTTGTGCTGGTTGAATTTTTCACATTCAAGAATATACTCGAGTAGTTCACATTGTAGTTATTCATGCAACTTTTGTTTGAGTATAAATACTCATTGAGTCTTTACTTAAAATCATAAGTTTATTTTTTTATGTGAATTATAAAGATTTTTAAATTGCGAGAATTCAGAATCATTTCTAAAAGTAATGTTTTCATCTCACAATGCATATTGCGAAACTCAAATAACTTTTCTTTGATTATAAATTCAAGCAACTAAGAATTTTGTCATCGCTTTTAACCAATCAGGAATAATAGCATATCAAGCCGTGTATTCCATTTCAAAAAAATCAAATTTTAGATTAATGAAGTACGGAGAAAAGCTTGTTCTAATAATTGCTTGCCTACTTCTAACTATCATATAATCAGTTCACTTTATTCAAGTGTATGCAATTCAATTTATTTTAGTAATAGCAGTTACTGGCATATTTTTTAAATAATATACTTGCTCTAACGGATTAAATTTTAATTGTTCAGTCTTAGCTCATTCTGCAAATGTATCTACATTAAAAATTGAATTAATAATTGATTCAGCATCTACAATCAATGAAGTGATTAATGCATCATCAGTTGTTCAACTTATTCACATGAATAATTTAGCCTCATCTTTTGTAATATATGACATTTTTTATAAATTAATCATTAAAAGGATTATCAATTTCTTTTTTTTCTTCAATAACTTCTTCAATAACTTCAACCTCTTCTTCAATTAATACTGTAGGCTCTTCAATAACTTCGCTCACAGTTTCTTTTTTAACTTCATCGATAACTTTGTCGTTATTTATTTTTTCATCGCTTAAATCTTCAAATTCAAACAAGTTTTTGTAATTTCATTTTAAGTTTTGGTATTCTTTTTCATTTACTTCAAAATTTTTACCTTTTTTTACTTTAATTTTAACACCGTTACTTCTAACAAGTGTAGAAATATTTCAAATATATTTTACTAACATAATTCTTTAAATTAATAAATTAAAATCTAAATGATAAGGAGGAAGATTATTCCTCCTTACGATTAAACTGTAATATTTAACCCCATTGCAACCGTTTTTCCTAACCCTGCTTTTTCAGAAGCGATAGCAAACCCGAATTCAAATGTAGCTGTCAATAATACTCATTTACCTGGTACTTTAGTTGTATCAATCTCTAAGATTTGACCGTAACCGTATTGAACTGCTGGTCTATATAATAGAGCCATTTGTCAAACTGTATTTGATGCACCTGTAGATGATACTTTACCAGTTGCTTGAGCTAATGCTGGCATATCTCTATGAACCATAATATCAACACCGTAAACATTTGCTAATACTCATGTCATAATAGTAGCATTTGTAGATATTTTATCATAAGTTTTAACATTTGTAATTCCTAATGCTTTATTATAAACATTTCTAGGCATTATAAATAATAAGTTTGAAATATCGGCACCGTAGTCCCCAACCAATGTAATCATATCTAAGAAATCTTGATCATCAAGTGTTCCTACTGATATATTATTAGCTAACCCAGCTTTTCTGATTCATACATCCCCTTGTAAGTAATACAAAGTACTAGCTGGAGTTCCTCAATCTAAGTTTACGTTACCAGAAGTAGCAGTATCCCCATTAATCAAAACAGCATCAATAGTCCTAGCAGCACTTCTATTTAATCTATCTCTAGCGATAGCTTCTAATTGACCGATAGAGTAGTTTAATTCTCTTTTTGATAGAGGAATTTGTAGAATATATTGACCTTGTGTGATTATAATTTCACCCGTAGCTAAGTTTGGAGCTGTAGGATCTTTTGGAGTAGCTGAACCTGTTGTCCATTCAGTATTACCTTCAAAAATTGAAGCTTCACCTACTAATGCAACTTTTTCAGACACAGCCATTCAAGTTCCGTGATTACCTGGTAATTTAGGTAATAACATTGAGTATTGAGGGATTAAATCCAAGATATTTTCAGATAATACATTCAAAGGGATTAATTCTTTACCTGCACCTGTATTTGTAGTGTGAACTACTTCATTTGCTTTAGTTTCAAATGCTTTAATTTCATTTTTGATATCTTCAATAAGTGAAACTTCTCAAACCATTTTAGCTTCTCCTAGTATTTCTAGGAATTTATTAGTATTCATTTTGTTTAAATTAAAAAATATTAAATTTGTTTAGCCATTTTTAATGCTTTCGTTAATGCATCCCCTTTAGCTTCTTTTACTTCAATTGGTTTTTCAAAATTATATCATTTTGAATTTCTTAAAGCCTTAACTAATGCGAACATTTCAATCAATTCAGCATCAAAATTTTTTAAACTATCAACCATAACAGTCAATAAATTTTCTTGTGATTTAGTATATTCAGCAAAAGTATTTTTTACCGTTTCAACTAATTCACTTTTTATGTTTTCCGATTTATCTCATAAGGCTTTATCAATCTTATCAAATAAAGCAACTTCTAAACTTTTCTTTAAATCGCTTGATGTTTCTTTAAGTCTTTTTTCAAAAATTTTAAAAGAAAAATCTTTTAATCCTTTTTCTTCTACTTGTGAGTCATCAGTTGTTTCACTGGCTGTAATTTCAACAGCTTTTTCAATTTCTTCACTAGCTTCAGTAGGTTTTGGATCTTCAATAATTGGTTCAGGAACGATTTCTGGAGTAACTTCTGGAATAACTTCTTCTTGTTTTTCTTCCTCTTTAACTTCTTCAATAATTTCTTCTTTATTTTCTTGTTCTGCTATTTCTTTAATAAAACAGTCATCTAAAGATTTAATTATTGTGAATGGATTAGCTGGAATACTTACAATAGATATTTCAAGAAGTTCTAATTCTTTTATTTCGAATACATATTCTTCATTAACAAATTTTTCATCCCAATCTTCAACTTTATATCAAATAGAAAATCATTTTAATACACCGTTTTTAATTGCTGATATACATCAATCAATATCTTCTGATATTTCAGCAACAATGTATAATCAAGTTTCATCTATTTTTAAATCTGTAGCTTTTCAAATAGGTTTATCCATTTTATGTTGCAATAGGATAACTGGATTTTGTTTGTATTCTGATATAGTACTCATGAAAGCACTAGGTAACACAACATCTCAAACTCTATCCTTATTTATAGTTGAAGCATATCAAGAAACTTTTAATATTTCTTTTCCATCTCTTTTAATTATTTCAATTCATTTCGTATCGAATGAAGCATGAAAATAATTTTGTTTTTTTAATAACTTAAGATTCATAATTTTTATTATTAAATATATAAACACTTTTATATTACTCTTTTTTAGAAAAAATCAAATTTTTTATAAAATGTTATAAGTCACCGTACATCTACACCTTGGATTATTATTTGCTGGAGCTATTAAATCCCCCGTTCAAGAAAATCTAGCATTCAAATCAATCCATCAATCATCTTGATTTTGTGTGTGGCTTGGTTCTACCCTATCATCATTTACAGTCAACCATTTCTTTTCAACCTTAGCTCATTTATCTCGTAATTGTTGAACCACTGCATTTCAACCCACTTCATTAGCTTTTCATATTTCCCTTGTTGCTATTAATTCAGCTCTACTTGGAGCAAATATATTTTTATCTAATGCTTGGATCTTTTTTGAAACTTCTTGTGGAGTTTCTTGGGTTTCAATTCGGGTTTTTAATAATGATATTATTCAAGCTTTCGTTGTAGCTGTAATACTTCATTTTCGGTCAGATAAATATAAAGTTTCTAAGCTTTCAAAATAATCTACTGCATATTTATTCTCTAGATTAAAATCTACTCATAAAGCCATTAAATCTTTTTCGAAAATTTTAAACATTGCCGTATACCCTCTATCTGTTTGAGCTTTTCAATTCTTTAAAACTATATTTACAATCTCATATATTCACATAGCTTGCCAGAAGTTCTCTATATCTATTTTTGTATCAACTTCGAGTCATTTCCCTAAGTTTTCTGCCTCTTTTAATACAATATAAGGATTTTCTAGCAAGATTATGAAGTTTTCATTTAAAAACTTAAGTTGTTTTTTGAATGATTTTTTTAATTGAGCCTGAGTTTTTACCTCTAATTTTTTCAATTTCATGATGTAGTTTCGTTAGTATTTATATTAATATCAGCAGTTATATCCTCTAACAAAGTAAATCAACTTGATATAATAGGCTCATTAGCTTCACTAGCTTTATATATTTCAAGTCATCTTTCTTGTCTGATCTCATTAATTGTAATAATTCAAAGTTTTACATCTTCTCTTTGTCCTTTTTCAATAAATTCTCTTTTATCAACATTTTCTGAATCAAATTTAATCGTGATTCATTTTGAATATAATTTTTTATCTACAAATTTATTATAAAAAGTATTAACAATGTATTCAACATATTTTGCATTAGGTTGAATTGTATATTCAACATAATTTTGCGACATTGTTACCCCGTTTGAAAAATTCACATCAGAAACATATCATAAAATATTTTTAGGAACTCAAAACGTTGCACAAACTTTATCAGTTGTTAATTTTCTTAAATTTATGAATTCAATATCTCTATTTGATAGAGCTATAGTTTTAACATCCTTAATTCAATTTGAAATTATAAACTTATGAGCATTTTCTGATCATGTTAAATCTGATTTGATTCTATCGCTAGCCATTGACATTTCTTCTTCCGTATATCATTCTCAATCAAGCATAAATATTGCATTAGGCACTCAATTATTCTTGAAAAAATAAAAGTTATGCTTGCTTGCTTCTAAATCTGATAATCATTCCCACACAATTCATTCAATAAGTGAAAGTCCTTGGTAAGTATTGTTTGGATCTTGTTCGAATTGAAAGTATGCGATTTCATCCCTCATATATTGCACTGGATCTTTACCTAGAATATTTTGTACAAATTTAACTATATTTCAATTAGATTTATCAATATATTTTGTGATAGTTCTAGGGTCTATAAATTTAACTCATACAACTTTTGTTGATTCACCTTGATATTCTGGAACTAGATATAGTTCTCATGCTATAAAAGAATGCTTAAAAGTATTTAATATAAAATCATATAAAGTCGGGTATTCAAATATACTAAAAATTTCTTGTTCATTTGATAAATGAATAACTTCTTTATTTTTATCTTGCAAATACATTCCATTTTTACCAACAGCTTTACTTATTTCTCTCACTGATGACCTTATATCAGTATTAGCTCTATATAAATCATAAAAAGTTTGCATACTGATTTTTATTTCTCAATTTCGGTCAATCAAATCTTTTATATTGATTCTACTTCATTTTGGAGCAATAAAATTTTTTTTATTAATTATTTTCCCTATATTATCGTATATTTTCTTAAGCATGTGATAAAGTATTATTAAATAATAATTTTATTATATTTATGTTTTAAAAAAATCAAATATTTTAAAATTAACAAGTAGAAATCATTAATTTCTTTTTAG